ACCAACCCAACAACCTACAGGACAAGCTACTCAGCAAGCTCAAGCCACTGGTCAACAACAAGGACCAATGGGACAGCTTCAGTGATTATATAAATTTTTTAATAGCACAAAACCATGCTGTTATGGAGCAGACAAACGATTTAGTTATACTGCATAGATCACAAGGTGCTATTATGATGTTAAGAAGACTACGACAACTAAGGGATGCAGTCAACGCTAACGGAAAGGGCTAACCAATGAAAGAGCAGATGGAACTATTTAGTGAAGGAGGATTACGTGACGAAGGTGGAGAAATAGAACCTAAGTCAGGTAACAAAGTGCCATCAGGCTCTCTAAAAAAAGAAGTAGCTGACGATATACCTGTAATGATAAGTGAAGGTGAGTTTGTTTTTCCTGCTGATGTTGTGCGATACATAGGTCTTGAAACATTAATAAAGATGCGTCAGGATGCCAAGCAGGGCTTGAAGATGATGGAAAAGATGGGGCAGATGGGTAATCCTGAAGAAGCAGAGTTACCAGACGATATTCCATTTGGTATGGCAGATTTAATTGTTGTATCAGGTAAAATGAAAGAAGACGATGACAAAGAAGAAAAAGCTGAAGGTGGTGTAGTAGGACTGCAACAAGGTGGTATAAATTTATCTAAAAGAATACCATCTACACATCCATTTTTTAAATCCGATGCTTACAAAAGATATCAAAATGATACAGATACTGCCTATGCTCAAGTTATGACTGCGGCTAGTGATGGTAATGTATTTGGTAATCCGGGATTAGCCGCAGCTTATGATGAATACCTAAAAACAAAACCTGCTGAAGAAACTCCAACAGATACAGGTGGTGGAGGGGGTTTGCTTAATGATCCTAGATTTAAAAGACCTTCCACTGGAGACACACCTACTATAGGAGATGAGAATAAAAAAGAAATAGAAGATGCATTGTTAGGAACTGTATATGGAACTATAACAATGCGAAGATATGTTAATGCAGATGGTGTTGTAAAGTATATACCGTTCATTGGTGAAGAACCACAGATGGAGATACCTGAAGGATTTGAATTAGACAACTCTGCTCCTACACCAACAAATACCACGGTAACAAGTATATCACAAGATAGTGATGGAGGTTCTACTGCTACATCTTATAATCAATTAAGCCCTAATTTAAATCCATTTAAAGATCAAGCAAGTGTAAACTTTGATATTAATAATTTAGATGCGAATCAATTAGTAGATTACTATGGATCATTCTCAAGTCCAATGAACAGATTTTTGAGTGTAGGTGTAGGGGCTTTGTTTGGTGGCTTACCTGCTCTAGGTATAGCTGCAATGCAACAGTTTGCTCAAACTAGAGGACCAAACAGTTTAAAAGCTACAGAAGATAAGTTAGCTCAAATGGTAAAAAATGGTGAGATATCAGGAGATCTTTTAGATAAGTTAAAAGCATTTCAGAAAAGAGCAAAAGAAAAAGGCACAGGTCCTAGGGGCTTTTTAAGTAGACTCATAGGTGGAGCATCAGGAGGAGATAAGAAAAAATCTGATACTCTTACAAAAGCTGTTCAAGCAGGTGATGTTACTACTGTTGAAAAAGTATCACAAGAAGCTGTAGAACAAAATGTTCAAAAAGCTTTAAATGATGCCATAGCTAATATACGTGCTGATATTGATTTAGAAAATGAACCTGAAGCTAAAAGTAACCCAACTTTAATTAATACTGTGGGTGGATTAGTAGATATTGCAAGAACATCTACATTTGATAGTATGGTTAATAGAGAACTTGAAGAAAGTGCCGATAGGACAGCTGCGATGTCTGATTTTACACAACAAGTTCCTGAAGCTTTTGCTAAACCATTTGAGAGAGAAAAAGCTGATAGACTAGCAGCAATGTCTGATTTTACACGGCAAATTCCCTCTGCTGTGACTCCTATAAGAACAGATGATATAACAACAGAAGATGCATTAGCAAAAGCAACAGGAACTGATGTATTTAAAACAGCTTTTGGTTTAGAGGATTTTGGTAAAGTTAAAGCTTCTCCTTATGAAGCAGAGGGCAGATCTCAGTTAGGCTCTGGGTTTAAAAGTGCAGAGCAAGATCGTTTGGACTTAATGAGAAGAGGTAGGGGAAGAACAAAAGAACAAGAGCAAGAAGAACAAAAGCAACAAACTAAAAAGAGAACAAGAAAAGCTGATCAGCCTAGAGCAGGTATATTGCCTAGACGAGGAGAAAGATTTCCTGATGTAGGTTTAGACAGACCATCTAGATTTGGGCAAACTAGAGTTGATGATTTTCTATTAGGTGTTCAAAGAGATGACAAAGGTAATATTACAAATCTTACAGAGCAACAACAAAAAAATATAAGACAAAATGTACAAGATCTAGAAAATATACAACAAAAACTAGATCAAGAAGATAGAGTAAGACAATCTCGTGGCTTTGGTCCTATGAGTGTACAAGAAAGATTTGATAGACAACAACAAGAGTTTACAGGTTTTGATAGTCAAGGTAATTTTTTAGGAGGTATGTATGTAGGTGGTGTACCCACTAAGCCTATGAAACCACAAAGACTAAAGCAAGGTGGTTTAGCTAAACCCAAAGTTAAACCAAAACGAATGAAGAAGGGTGGACTAGCTTCAAAGAAAAAATAAGTTCACAATATGTTGGCTACCTAACTCCCCATCTAACATGGCATACAGTTAGCCCTAACGAAAGGTAAGTAAATGGCAGAAGCACAAGCAAATGTAATGGTAAAAGATGCAACACCTAAAAAGGTAATGGCATTAGCATCTCGTAAGTATTCACGAGAAGATAAAATTAAAAAGGACGAAGAAGAATTAGAACAACTAATTGCAGAAAATAAAGGTGAAGTAAAGAAAGAAGTTGAAGAGCAAGAACCTGAACCAACCTCTGCAGAAGAAAAGACCTTTAAAAAAAGGTATGGTGATTTACGAAGACATGCTCAACAAAAAGAATCTGATCTACAAGAGCAGATAAATCAGCTAAAAGAACAGCTTGATAGTGCAACTAAAAAGCAAATACAGTTACCAAAGTCTGATGAGGATATAGAAGCATGGGCAAAAGAGTATCCTGATGTAGCAGCAATAGTAGAAACTATAGCTATAAAAAAATCTAAAGAGCAATCAAAAGAGCTTGAGGATAGGATTCAAAAGATAAATGAGATGCAGGAATCTGCAACTAAGGAGAAAGCTGAAGTAGAATTATTAAAGTTACATCCTGATTTTGTAGACATTCGTGAGGATGATGACTTTCATAACTGGGCTGAAGAGCAACCACAGTGGGTGCAGAAAGCTTTATATGAAAATGATAATGATGCTAAATCTGCAGCACGAGCTATTGATCTTTACAAAGCTGATAGAAATATTGGTAAGAAAAAGACAAGCTCAAAGGATGCAGCATTAGCTACAAATCCAAAGTCAACACGTACAAAACCTCAGACTAACGAGGAGTCTACATATCTAAAGGAATCTCAAGTACAAAAAATGTCATCACAAGAGTACGAGAGAAGAGCCGATGAAGTCATGGAAGCTATACGAACAGGTAAGTTTATCTATGATGTATCTGGTTCTGCTAGATAAAAAAGTTTGACATTTAAAAAATTATACATATAACTATGTATAGTATATAAAATATACACTTAGCCCCTATATGGATTACCTATGTGTATATTACATCACAAACGACAATGCGATGAGACTTACCTAATTTAACAAGCCCAGAATGTACATCTGCACCTTGAACTAAGTTAGCCCCGAATCTGTAATTGTAATTTGTATCTGTACCCTGAAAAAGTGAGGAGGATTAACTATGGCTTTTTCAACCGCTGCAGGATATGGAAACTTACCTAACGGTAATTTTAGTCCTGTCATATATTCCAAACAGGTGCAACTTGCTTTTCGTAAGTCATCTGTTGTGGAGGGTATCACAAACTCTGACTATTTTGGTGAGATTGCTCAGATGGGTGATACTGTTAAAATTATCAAAGAGCCAGAAATTACGGTAAAATCGTATGCTCGTGGCACAACAATCACACCTCAGGACTTGGACGATGAGGATTTTTCTCTAGTCGTTGACAAAGCAAACTACTTTGCATTTAAAGTCGATGACATTGAGGAAGCTCATTCACATGTCAACTTCCAATCTTTAGCAACCGACAGAGCTGCTTACAGACTTTCAGATCAGTACGATCAGGAAGTACTAGGCTACCTCTCAGGTTATTCACAGTCTGCACTACACGCTAGACCAGACACAGTGAATACATCTGTATCAGGTTCTAAAGCTGTATCAACTGCTGCTTCAAACGAACTGCTTGCAACTATGCAGGTAGACGCTGAAGACTTCAACGGTGGTTCTTCAGGCAACTCTATTGTTGTTCAGCCAAGAGGTATGGGCGATGGTGTTAATACCACTGCTGCACATGCTACACCTCTAGCTGTTATCAACAGAATGGGGCGAAAGCTTGACCAACAGTTTGTTGATAAAGAGGGAAGATGGCTTGTAATCGACCCAGTCTTTGCTGAATTGCTAAAAGATGAAGACTCCAGAATTATGAATGGTGACTTTGTTTCTTCAAAGGACGAACTCAAAAATGGAATGATCTTTAGCAACTTGCATGGCTTCAAAGTGTTCATGTCAAACAACTTACCTGAAGTCGGTAATGGTCCAACAGGAGCTACTTCTACAGGATCAAGCCACTTTGGTGTAATCGTTGCAGGACATAGTTCAGCAGTAGCCACTGCAGAGCAAATCAACAAAACAGAGACATATCGTGACCCTGACAGCTTTGCTGACATCGTCAGAGGTATGCATCTCTATGGACGTAAAATATTACGACCTGAAGCACTTACTCGTGCTATATATGTCTCAAAATTCTAAGGGAGGGTAAATCATGGCTACAATTACAGCAACTCTTGCAAATACTCATGGTTCTTCTTCTCGTGGAAGACAGCCATATTATGTGCAACAAATCGTTGACCTAACAGCTAACAGCATTAATCCTAACGGTGATGTAGTACAGTGTCTTACTGTACCTGCAAACACCAAAATTATTGCTGCAGGTTTTCAGGTAACAACAAGTGCAACTATGAATACTGGTACTGACGCAACTGCTGCCCTTGGCACTGGTGCAGATGATAACGAGTATGTAACTGCATTTGATATTGACGGTGCATCTGACGGAGCTTATGCTCCTAGTGTTACCGTGTCTGCTGATTTAGTTATCACTTCAGACGATACTTTGGACTTAACATTAGCAGGAAGTGGAGCTTCATTTTCTGCAGGTAAGATCAGAGTATATGCTGTCCTACAGGACGTTAGTGACATCGGTGAGATGGAAGCTGACGAAGTGGGCAGGGATCAGCTTGCATAAATTATAATCTAGGGGGCAGGTGAAAGCTTGCCCTCTATTTTAATATAAAGGAATACTAATGGCAGATACAGTCACATCACAAACAATATTAAATACACCTTACAGATTAGTTATGAAATTTACTAATGTAAGTGACGGTTCAGGGGAGAGTGCCGTTAACAAAGTAGATGTAAGTGCATTTACTGCAGGTGAAAAAGGTGCAACATGCACAGGTGTAACAATAGACAGAATACATTTTGTAAATGACGGAATGAAAGTACAGATACTTTGGGATGCTACATCAAATGTAGAAGCATACAAACTATTAGATACTGAAGGATACTATGACTTCTCTAGCTTTGGAGGTCTACAAAATAACGCAGGTTCAGGTAAAACAGGTGACATACTGTTTACAACTGTTGGGGCTGCAAACACGGAAACATATAACATCATACTAGATATGACAAAACAATCCTAAGAGGATAAAATGTCTGGAACATATCTAACACTTACAAACAGCACACTAGCAAGACTAAATGAAGTACAGTTAACTGCTACAACTTTTGGTTCGGCTAGAGGTATACAAACTCAAGCAAAGAATGCTGTTAATGAATCTATAAGGTATATTAATCAGAAAGAATATAACTTTCCGTTTAATCATGCTACTGAAACAAAGACTGTTACAGCAGGAACAGTTAGATATAGTTTACCTACATCAACTAAACATGTAGACTACAATACTTTTAGATTAGTTAAAGATGAAGATTTAGCAACAAGTGGTGGTAAGTTATCCATTCTTCAGTACAATGATTATATAAATCAGTTTGTAACCCAAGAAGATGAAATAAATACTACGACACTAGACGGTTCACTAACAGACTCAGCAACCACAATAACCGTAGCTAGCACAACAGGATTTGATAGCACAGGTACATTGCATATAGGCAATGAAGAGGTTACTTACACAGGCACTTCATCTA